TTGGGTCCTCATGATCGAGGGCATCGACGCTTACATCATCAAGACCACAGCACGCCCCACGATCACCACGGAAGAAGTTGAAGTTCCCTTCATCAACTCCCGTCGTTACCTCGCGGGCAAGACCTCGTTCGGCACAATGGCCGTGACTCTCCACGATCCCATCGCTCCCTCCGGTGCGCAGCAGGTGATGGAGTGGGTGCGAACTCACTTCGAGTCGGTCTCCGGCCGCGCAGGCTACGCAGACTTCTACAAGCGCGACATCCAACTCAAGCTCCTCGATCCTGTCGGCACCGTGGTGGAGCTCTGGGACATCAAGGGCGCCTTCATCACCGAAGCCAACTTCGGCGAAGTCACCTACGAAGACGGCGGTCCCACAGAGATCTCGATGACACTTCGCTTTGACAATTGCGTACTTCAGTTCTAGTCAATTATCAGATATACAAGTTAAAAGGTCCGTGGTACAATACATACCATGGACCTTTTATCATTTAGCTGCCCTGAGTGCGCAGAGTATCAATCTGATAACTTAGATTCACTCAGAATTCATTGTCAAAAACGACACCGATTATCCTCCATTGATTTATACAAGAAATTATTCTTGAACGGCAAGGAACCGCAGTGCGAGTGTGGTTGCGGTGAAGTTCCGCGTTTCCATTCTCTGCAAGTGGGTTACATGAAGTTCATCAGAGGACACTCCACTCGTGTGCACAACAATTGGGGCCACAATGAAGCTGCTAAGGCCAAGAGCCTGAAGAAGCGTCAAGACGAAGGGCTGTGGAGTAGAAACCCATGGAACCGAGGCAAGACTAAAGACAATGACGAGAGAGTCGCTAATATTGGCAAAAAGATAAAAGAAAAACATGGTGAACGTTACTCGATATTAATGAGAGGCAACAGACTGTCGGGAGCTTTACCATCTTTAACAGGTTCTTCTCATCCTAATTGGCGTGGAGGCACCTCAGCGCTTGCCCCGTTGTGTAGGTCGCGTATTTATCGAGAGTGGGCGTATCCTAAGTTGCAGTCTGCTGGTTTTAAGTGCACGCAGTGTAGTGAGACGCGGGAGCTTGAAGTTCATCACGACGGAGAGCGTTTCTCTGAGATCCTTCAGAAGGGCATCGAGACGCTGGGCGAGCCCGGAGACGACTTCGATCGAAAGACCTGCTTCGTCGACTGGGTGCTGTGGTACCACACAGAGAACGACGTCAGCGGCAGGGTGCTGTGCTCTCCCTGCCACGAAGCGGTGCACAGAGACCGCCCAGAATAATCCGAACAATCTCCTCGATGGAAACTGCCTCTGATTGTTGTCTCACACTCCGTACGTACGCTGCCCTGCCCTGAAGTTCTGCGTCACATCGGCAGGGGTGAGAGCCGTGTTGTAGACCTGAAATTGCCCCAGACTCATGTTGCAATACCCAGTCACGCCTGTGTTCGTTGCAGTGGGGGCTGCTATCGAATAGAAGAGATTTGTGCCGTTGTTGTACGGTGCAAATCTGTCCAGCGACACACTGCCTACAGAAGCTCCGTTGATGTACGCATTCAAGGTGCTTCCATTGTATGTCCACCCGACGTAGTACCAATTGTTGAACGCCTGCGCGGCAGACGTCACGACAGCCGTGTACTGTACCGCATTGTGCCACGCCGAGAACTTGAATTGTCCTCCCGCAGTGATGTCTATGTTTGATGCGTACCAGTTAAAATCCGTGTACGAGGATGTGCCTCTTTCTACTAGGATGTTTCCTGCACCGATTGGATAGACCCACAGGAACACCGACGTGATCTCGTCCGCGGGAGGAGAACCCGGAAATTGAGAGTCCAGCGCAGTGTTCGTCTTCAATGCCTGGTTGACACCGTTGAAAGTGAGATACCCTGAAGAGTATGCTGGAGAGTTTTCCAATGAGGCATTGCTGTTGCCTCGCAGGTCTGTCACAGTCGCCCCGCTGCCTGGATAAGAAGCAGCATTGCCTATGTCATAATGTAGGACAAGACCAGTATCGACAATTGGGCTTACTGGTGCTTTATAAAAACCAAAATTAAACCCACCACCTATTCCTAGGTCGTTTTTTGAGAACCCTTGTCCGAATCCGTTGGCCACGCCGAGACCTCAACCCACGCCGCTGAAGCCGTTGGAGCCGGTGACAGGCAGCATTTCTGTCCACGGAATGACCGTGAGACCCGCCACGACCGAGAAGGGGACTGAAGCGCCCACTGCGCCCGAGATGAACAGTCTGTCTGTCTTTAGATCAGCTGCAAAAGATTCTGATCCACTGAGGATGAAGTAGTTGGAGTTCTTGGCTAAGAGACCGTTCTGTGTGAACGCAACTGCTATGGCTGTCGACGTCGCTCCTGCGTTCTTTACCACGAGAAACTTGGAAACTGTGTCGAACGTGATCTCTCTCGTCGCTCCGAGGCTGACGATAGATGACGTCACGAAGGGAACGCCCGACATTTGATACGCGGGCGCGTAGTATTCACCGACCGATGGATTCTTTAGTGCCATTGTTTTACCTTGCTGTTATGCAACATAAATATTGAGACTTGTCGTATTGTAATTTGTTTTGTGAATTGTTAACTATTGTTAGCAACTGTTTTTACAATAGATCTCATTGGGTTTAAAATCCATCAACTCACAGGAGAGCATTAAATCAATATGTCAGAAGAACGCGATTCAAAGAACGCAGTGTTTACACAAGGTGCGACCGGACAGCCTCCGCTTCCGGCCGGCGTAGATCCTCGCATGCCCCGACAGACTGCAGCTGAGAAACTGAAAGCAGACTTTGGTCTGGACGTGCCACAAGAGCTGGTGCCGCTTCCGTCTATGGGAAAAGTCTACCACCCCGAATCACCGTTGCATGGTCTTGAGACGATAGAGATAAAAGCCATGACAGCCAAGGAAGAAGACATTCTCACGTCACGTGCTCTACTTAAGAAGGGCACTGTGATCACAGAGCTCATCAAGTCTTGTATCATCAACCGCGCCATCGATCCGCTTCAGCTTCTGTCTGGAGACAGAAATGCGCTGATGGTTGCCATCCGAATCACCGGTTATGGGCCTGACTACAATGTCGAACTTGAATGCCCAGCTTGCGGTGTCAAGTCGCCCCACGCTTTCGATTTGTCAGCGCTTCCAATCCAGCGTCTCGAGATTGAACCTGTTCAGCCCGGTATGAATCTCTTTGAGTACGAATTACCCTACAGCAAGAAGAAGGTCCGATTTAAGTACATGACTGGGCGCGACGAAGAAGAAATCATGGTATTGAGTGAAAAGCAGAAGAAGATGGCCCTGGGAACAGAATCTAACGTCACCACAAATTTGCTTTACTCAATTGCGTCAATCGACGGCGTCTCAGATAGAAATAAAATTGCCAGCTTTGTTCGAATGATGCCAGCAAGAGATTCTCTTGCTTTGAGAGAGTACATCAAAAACACCGAGCCGGGCATCGTGATGCGTCAGGACACTACCTGTCCGGCTTGCGGCCATGCAGAAGAGGTCGGAATGCCGCTAGGCGTCACGTTTCTTTGGCCTCAGGCCCGAAGATAGAGAACAATTAATTCTTGAACCGGCGTTTTTATTGATATACTACGGCGGGTGTCTGTATGAGGAAGTCATGCGGATGCCTGTCGCTTATAAGCGCTGGCTGATACAGCGAATTAATCAAGAAATAACCAAGACACACGAAGCTGGCAATACGCAGTCTCGTGCATTGCACCAAAATTCGCCAGACGTGCGTGAACTTCAAGGACGAGCGAGAAATCAAGTTCCATCTCGTCTGCGTAGATTCACTTAATTTGCATTTATGGATATGCTTTTTATTCTACGTATTATTTACGCTAGCTATAACTTGAGGTGATGCACGTGTCTAATCCTACCAAGAAAAAAACTATCTTATCTGAGGATCTCTACTTTAACACGACGGGCAAATTATTTCTTGCGTCTTTAGGTGCATGGATGGTGGGAAAATATGTGAACACCAAGCTACGCGGCAATAAAGATGAAATATCAGCGATCGCTAATGCGCTCATGTCATCAAGAAAATTTCAGGAAGAATTGAATCGTCCGGGTGCTTCTGTTGAATCAGTCATGGCGAAGATGAGGGTCAAAGAGATGTCTGCATCAACATTCGAGAGAGTATTTGGTATTCGATGGCCTCTTTGATATTTAAATTATTGAGTTAAAAATCGATGGCTAATGGCGGAACAGGCGGCGGCGGAGGAGCAGATCCTGGCAATGTAGGAGATGTCAACAAAGCTCTTCAGCAACAGTTAGTCATAATGAATCAGCTCAGGCAAGCGATTGCTTCGATGACTGATAGCATCAATCAGTATTGCGAAACATCACAAAAATGTTTTTCTGGTGAGCAATGGGCAAAAGCGACTGAACAAGCAGGAAAATACACGAAAGATACTACGAGTGCAACTAAAGCGACAGAGGAGCTAGGTAAAAAAGTCGCTTCCACTACGGGTGCATTCACCAAGATGATGCCAACAATCGGCGGAATCATCGGAGGTTTATCTGGTCTAAAACAAGGTTTCTCAAGTCTCTTTGCTAACCTCAAGGGTGGCTTAAATATTTTAGGCACAGTTACTAAGAGCATTTTTAATTTAGGAAGATCTCTTCTTGCTGTTCCTTTCAACATACTGAAGGGTCTGCAAGGCATGGCTGCAGACAGTGGTGGAGGTGGCGGCGGCGGCGGCGGCGACGGAATGGCCGAAGCTTTAGAGAATCTTCGTAAAGAAGTTGGCTTTATAGGGCCCACGTCTGACGCTGTCCAGAGTCTTACAGCAAGCATGGCAGGATTCAGCGACACAGGACTTGCTGCAACTAAAGTCTTTGGTAGCGCTGCTGAGAGAATGAAGTATCTCACAGAACTTGCTGTACAGATGGGCCCACAATTCGCAGCAAATGCTGAAGAATTTAAAAGAAATGGTGGTGCTCTTCTTGCATATCAAAAGGGCTTAGGGCTCACCGGCGAGCAGATGGGCATTATTGGAATTAAAGCAAAATCCATGGGCGCTCAGATGGGTGACGTTTTAAATGACATGACTAAACAGGCCCTTCACATGTCTAAAGCATTTGGTCTAGATGCGAAGGTGATCTCCAAAGACATGGGTAAAGCTATGCAGGATGTGGCCCACTTTGGACACTTGACTAGTCAGCAACTCAGCTCTGCTGTTGTCTATGCCAATAAGCTGGGTGTTTCTATTGATAAGTTGTCTGGCTTGATGGACCAGTTCGACACCTTTGACAAGGCAGCCGAGTCGACTTCAAAATTAAATGAGCAGTTTGGAACCAACATCGACGCCATGGAGCTCATGGCAGCGCAGAGCCCAGCAGAGAAGATGGAGATCTTAAGAAAGTCGTTCCAAGCTACGGGCAAAGATCTATCTCAGCTTAGCTTCCATGAAAGAAAATTAATCCAGCAGCAGACAGGCCTCGACGCTGCCACATTTGATGCTGCCATGGCACAAAAAGATCAGGGTGATATGCTTGAGAATATCAACAAAGAGTCCAAGAAAGCTGAAGACTCTACGCTGAAGCAAGCAGATGCCATGAAACAACTTGCAGTTCAGATTGAAAGAGTTGTGCAGAGCGGAGGCGGCGGCGGCGGGGGCGGCGCAGGTGGTTCATCTTTCTTGGACAGCTTCATAAGGGGGTTCACTGAGGGAATTACAAAATCTGAAGAATTCCAGCGTGTTCTCATAAATCTAAAACAGTCTATGAAGCTTGTTGGTAAACTGGGATTTGATTTGGGTAACATGTTCGTCAAGTCTTTTCCAGGCGTCGCGCAGGTATTTGAGGGGCTAGCTGATCTCTTCAACCCTGCAAGATACAAGAAGATGTGCGATGGTGTCTTAAAAGCT